GATATCAGCTAGAGGTAGGGCTCGCTCTACAGGAGAGAAGCCATAGACCGAGATAGACCGGCGATTGCGCACCATGTATGCGAGATCGTCTGCGGAGAATTCGCCATCTGCCTTCGGATCATCATCATTGGCTGCAAACTCTGAGCGTGGGAAGCCATAGAGTATCTGTTGGTATGCAGCGTTAGGTGGCATCGGTCTCATGCCTCTGTCATCTATGAGTGGCTTGATAGTCGAGCCGTCTAGTATCTGAAAACCATAGAGGTCGCCACCGACTGATGGCTGTGGATAGACAGCCCATGCATCTATGACGAGAATCTCCTCGGCTGCTGTCATAAGCCAGTCTGTCCAGGTCAGCCCATTAGCTCTATCAGGGTTCTCCCAAAATGTGCGGAGTCTGTTGATCTCCTCTGTGAAGTTTTCACGCGCTTGAGCCATAGCTCGCACATGATCTCCACCAATCTCTGCCACGATTTTCTCTGAGGCATCTGCGCCTAGCACGATGTCCCACTCAAGCCCTGTCAGTTTCGACTTTGTGACCTCAACACATCTGCGCAGAATGTCAATCTGGTCTGCAGATGCGCGTAGGGTCTTGAAAGGTACGAGACGAGTCTCGGTGATGTTGATGTTCTGCGCGACCTGATACTCATATCGGCGCGGCATAGGTCTGCCGGTAGCAGGGTCTATCGGGTTGATAGCTCCTGGAGTGATGGGCATACCAGGGCCGAAGGGGACAGTAGCTGAAAACGGAGCGCGTGGCAGAGCCACACTATTGCCATATGTCTGTTGCATGGCAAGTCCACCCTGTCTCATCTCCTGCTCAGTCATAGTGACTGATCCTGCAGGTAGGCGAGGTGCTTTCTCTATGTCACCTACTAGAGCTCTAGCGATACGGTCACGCAGACCCATGTGTATCTCCTTCTCGTACTACTAGGCGTGGACTACTACTCGATACTGATTTGATGTAGGAGCTACAGAGAACAGCAGCGTGATAGCCGTTGTGGATGTGTGCTGTACATCGCAGATGACCTCAGCGAATGGTGTGCTGTTGTCATACACGCTGACTATAACATCCTTCGTGCCGAGGTTATGTGACACGGTGTATGAGGTGGCTGTGCCATCTCCAACATTAGCAGCGTACTTGCGTACTGCGATAGTGGTATCAAGTGCAAAGCCTGTCCCACCAACAGTTAGACCGCCTGATGCTACGACTACGCCTGTGAAGTTTGTGCCGGTGAGGAGTATGCCGTCAGATGCGGTGTATGTACCTGCACCTGAGAACTGTTGGAACACAATCGGATCAGTACCGACTGTAGTGACCTCATCTATATTGACCCATCCTGTGTTAGCGAGTGTCGATCCTGCATCTACGAAGGTGAAGTCTCCACCGGCAATCTCGGTTGCGGTGTCAAAGTCTGTGGCACGAGTAAGCACCCAGGGAGTAGAGCCATCGCCTACTGTGCTGAGTACATAAATACCATTCTGTGCCTGTGTGGTCTGATTTTTGACCAAGATACGAGCATTGAGAGATGGTGATACGCCATCTACAGAGAACGCAGCATTTGCTCCTGCATTTGTCAGAGTAGCTCCGACACCTGCAGTCCCATTGCTATATGTAGCGTTGAGGTTTGCAGTAGTAGCAGCGTATGAGGCAGCGTGGATGTTTAGACCCTGAGCTACATCATCTACATACTGCTTAGTCGCTGCATCTGCGGCTGATACAGGTGAGCCGAGGTTGGTGAGTTTGTATGTGGCAAAGGAGACATCTGCTGTTGGTACAGCGAGCGCAGATAGGTTGATAGCGGAGTGCGCTGTGTTGTCATGTACCGGTGTGCCGTGTGTGTGGTCAGCACGAGCTACTGATGTGCTCGATCCGTTAGCAGATGACCCACCGAATGTTGTTTCTGAGGTGACATTGCCGAATGATGGCATCGCGTGTGTGTGATCCTCACGCGCAGGAGCTGTACCTGTACCTACTGCACCTGCACCGCCGATAGCGAGTGCCTGTGGCGTGGTGTTGGTCAGAGATGGTGTGCCGTGTGTATGGTCTGCACGAGAGTAGTCAGTAGATGAACCGCTACCGCTAGTAGCACCATATGTAGTCTGCGCTGTTACTGCGCCAAAGTTTGAAACCTGTAGCCATGCTGATCCTGTATCAAAGTACATGACCTGTTGGTCTGTTGCGAAGAACAGGCGACCTGTTGTACCTGCTGCAGGGCGATTTGCATATAGACCTGAGATGACCTCGGACTCGTTGAGTACAGATACCCATGCCGTTCCATCGTAGTAGTAAATCTCGCCATCGCTTGTGTTGAAATAAATCTGACCAGCGACAGGCGATGCCGGTGCTGATGCCAGATTCTGAATGACAGCATTTGATAGCTCATTCTTGTTGAGGTCAATGCCTACTAGAAACTTGCGCGCCATGTTTTTCTCCTCTAGATCACATATGCAACGCCGCTAAACGCTGCCGTGAAGGTAATCACCATCTGATTGACAGTAGGATAACTGAAAGTGCCTTCGCATTGTGTCCCTGCCGAGTCGAGTACGACTGCGGTGGGATTGCCTCCGAGGTTGTGGTTGATAGTCCACACCGCCGAGGGGGTGTTCTGTGTATGTGTGTAGAAAATCTGAGCAGATGCGGCTATGCCCTGTGGCCCAGGTGCTGTGATCTCTACTATCGCATTTGTAGGTTTGATGATTACTACATCGTCAGCCATTATCGAGTCACCTCCGCAGATACTTCTGCCTGTCCCTGAGCTAGGCGAGTCACTACTCCACCTGATGTCACTTCGAGATCGTAGTAGTACATACCAGGGTCTATGTTCCTCGTCTGTGTGGCTGTTGCGTGAGTGTTCACAGTACCTGATGCACCTGTGATGGTGATGCCGTTTCCGCCTGTGGCTAGAGAGAGCACCGCATCAGGAGATGATGGGAGAGATCGTAGTTGTAGCGCGGCTGTAGCACCTGTCAGATTGACTGCCGATGTAGCGAGCCCTCCTGAGATGTAGATACCTGTCGCGCCGTTGGTGATAGTGAAGGTGGTCGCTGTAGCTGATGCGATAGCGACATTCTGGAGGTTGTAGATAGGTGGGATGACTCCATCTATGGATACTGTCTGACCAGGCACGAAGCCATTTTGAGCTGTGACTGTGACTGTAGTGCCATTAGCCGTGATGTTTGTGATCTCGGCTGGCTGTTTGTAGATGAAGGTCGCATACCAATCTGCACCCTGGTCTATCGCGTACTCGCCGGTGAAGTTGAAACTGACAGCCATCTAGAGTCCTCCGGTCTTGAGCGTAGCCACGATAATAGCAGTTCCACACTTCATGCAGAGATGCATTGACTTGGGGTTCGGCATCCCACAGCTAGGGCAGACATTGGCTAGTGAGTTGAAGTAGTTGCTGATGGATGATGTACCTAGCAGATCAGAGAACGCTTGCACCATCGCATCGAGTCTGTCAGGAGATGATGGGTCTGCCGGTGTCCATGTGGTCATCTGATCCTCTAGTTTGTGGAATATGCCGAGGTGATGGATACGACCCTGCTCATACATAGCAGCCACAGGCTCTGCTCTGAGTTTCTTACCCACATGAGCTCGTATCTCTCGGATAGGCAGGATAGGTCTCACCTGTTTGAGGACTGCGCTGACCATATCGCCTCCCTGATTGACCTCCACTAGGATTGAGTCAGCCTTGTACTCGTCAAATAGAGCTACAGCCCTAGATGCCCAGTCCAAAGGTGAGCCGCGCATAGAGTGGTCAGCTATGAGATATCCATGTCCAGAGGTGTCACATCCTGCTACGACTATGCCGGTCTCATCGGAGCTAGCGGTATTGGTGACTGCAGGGTCTATGGATACGACTATGCGTGACATATGAGGCCGTTCCTCGACTCTGCATCGCTCGATAATGCCTCTAGTCCAGAGAGCACCCTCGACATCCTCTAGGATTTCCCCGTATAGCTCCTGCCTACCAAGTCTCGTTTCGTTATATCGAGCCTGTAGCTCTGCGAGCGCGATAGTGCTCAGATTCGCCGCGTTATCAAAGGTCGAGCCTCTGGTCACATAGGTAGTAGATCGAGATACGAGATCGCGGATGAGCTGTGTAGGTCTAGGCGTGGTAGTGACTACTACGCGTGGATTGTCACCGAGTCGGAGGCCGAACTGTAGTTGATCCCAGGTATCGTCATACTCCCAGGCTGCTAGCTCGTCACACCATGCACCATGATGCTGTGGGCCACGCAGGGTATCTGGCTCCTCGGCTGAGAAGCCTTTAATCATCGAGCCATTCGGCAGATTTATCTTGGTACGCGACCTGTTGTAGTCATGCTCACGATATAGACCATAGCGTTTGAGCACAGATAGCACACCTGACTCACCCTCGAAGCAGGTATCTCTGACATCAGCGTGAGTCCTAGCTACTACTGCCCATCTCGTGTTCGGGCGTGTTATCGCCTCGTACACTATCCACTCCGCC